GGTGCGCCTTATAGACTACTACGAGTGCAGCGGTGTAGGTCTGGATCATTACGCTAAGGTTTTGGCTGATAAAGGCTACCATTACGAAAGTCACATCCTTCCGCATGATGTCAGGGTGAGGGAGCTGGGGACTGGCAAGTCTAGGCTAGAGACTCTTGAGGCGTTGAGGGTTACCCCGGTGGTAATAGCGCCACAGCTTGGAGTGGATGACGGCATCCAGGCTTCCAGGACCATGTTGCACAAATGCTGGTTCGATATTGTTAAGTGCGAGCGAGGCATTGATGCTTTGCGACAGTATCGCCGAGACTATGACGACAAAAACATGGTGTGGCGTGGGCGCCCATTGCACGACTGGACCAGTCACTGCGCCGATGCGTTTAGATACCTGTCAGTTGGTTACAGGCCAGCGACAAATTGGGGTGAGCCCATCCGCAGGAACCTTCAGGGAATTGTTTGATTTGTGATATAATCGGCCATCTATAAATTACATTGAGATTTAGGGTATGGCTGGAAGAATTAAAGGTATTCTTGAGTTTGTTTCTGAAGCAATTAAAGATGCAAAATATGACAGAGCTGAGTTTGACCCTAGATTTTATCCAGGTGGAAAGCTGAGAGTCAAAGATTCCCCTGAATATCGCGCTAATGTAATCGACACAGGCACTATGATTCCTCAAGAGCGCCTTGCTCTACAAGACCTAGAGGGAAGGCCATACTTTACAACAATGTCTGACAGAACTGCTGCTGGCGGTTTGCTTGAGGGCATCGGTAACAAGCCGCTTGCTCATCCTATCCGCTTAACTGGCGGTCAAGATTATATGCGTGATGACACTGGTGAGCTTTGGGCTTCTGCCAAAGGCGTTGTGCCTGACATGGTAAAAACTGCCCGACAGCTAGAAGATCAATACGGTGTGCCTCCCGTCTTTATGCCTTGGAGAATGGCTCCTAGTGGAGGTGACTTCGCCCATATGACTGGCCAGACGATGCTGTCCTGGGCGGCAGGCAACATGCCAAAAGTCTACAAAAAGCAGCTAGATGCTGACATGAGGAAGTTTGTTCCTGATTGGGCTGGGGTAGATGACCCTAAGAGTCTTGAGCAGTATGGCGCTTTGTCTGATACGCAGAGAAAATCTGCCATGAACATGATTGACGTAGAGTATCGCAACAAGGGCGGTATCTCTCAGACTCAGGCCAGATTAGCAGTGGCTGATCAGTCTCAACTCCTATCTCCCGTTAGTGGGTTTCAGAATGTCGGTGAAGTAGACTTACAGCGTGGCGTTCTTGAGGGTGGCGGAAACGCAACGTATCCTTATGGCTTAGCTGGAAAGTATTTGGGAACTCTCGATACTGATGTCACTGCTATGGATTTAAACCCTGAGCGGTATGCCAGAGCATTGAAGAAAGATGGAACCTTTGATGCCGGCCCTCAAGGTCCAGACTTCTTAGATACCAGAGCTGCTCCAAGAAGGGCTATGGAGGTTGGTTACTGGGGTGGCTTAATTGATGAGCCGTTACTTCGGAGCCTAAGCGAGAAAGGCTTTAAAGTTAACAGCGGCCTTGCTCCTGGTATTGCAACTGCTGGAGTTGCTGGCGCGTCTTTGCTTGGTAGTGAAGATGCTGATGCTGGCCCTGCTGGATTACTGCGCAATGTATTCCCTGCACCTCAGCGAATGTTTGACCCTAAAAGCAAAGACTTTAAGCCTTTCCTCAGCGAGTTTGAGCAACAGCCTGGCGGTCGATACTTAGAGATGGGTGAGAATGGCCCTGTGGACATAACTGGTGAGTACCCTGCGTCTGCTAACATATCTGTTGGACCAGACGGTAAGCCAAAGTTTCAGGTTGCAGGTGAGCAGCGTTCAGGCACTCCACCAAATCAAGGGCGAAAGATAAAGACCAACCTTTTTAAGAAAAAAGCCGGATGGAAATGGAGCCAAGTTCCAGAGGGTTATGACCCAGAGCCGGCAGGCAACTTCCCTATTGTTTCTGTGCAGGATGGTAAAAATCACTACTACACGGTTGATGCGCAATTCCCTGATGGAGTTGACTTGGCCAGATATGATAAATCTGCATCTGAACCAAGACTTCGCCCAACCAGGAAAGGATCTGTAGAGCTAGGTGAGCAGATTGGCGAGATTGATGTCAGAGGCAAAAAACATCCAGTCTATGGCAGCGCAGTCATACGCCAGGCTGCTCCTTTAGCTACTGCTGGATTGCTTGGGGCGGGAGTGCTTGGTAGTGAAGATGCTGATGCGTCTGTTGCTAAGCTTGCAGCTAGAGGCATGGAGTTGGTAGATGTAATTGATCCTGAAGACAGCCGGGTTGGACAATATTACTTGCAGAAGGGCGGCGACACTAAGAGCATTGGATCGGTAAAAACTGACTACGCTCTTGATAGCGGTTTTGGCGATGGGTACATGGCATCACAGCTTACTGAGATTGCCGAAGAGTATCGCAGAAGAGGTCTTGCCGGTGAGATGTATGACGCGGCACAAGAGATCAGTGGTAACCAATTAGTTCCTTCGCCTTACCTGTCCCCAGACGGCGCGGCTATGTGGAATTCTCGTAACCGACCACTTCTTGAGCAAGTCCAGCAAAAAATGTCATCGGAAAACTTCGACACCGTAGAAGATGTCTTGTACCCTAAAGGAAGACCGTCTCCTAATTCTGAGGCTGAAGAATACACTGAAGCGCCTGTTATCGAAGAGCAGTCATTTGGCAGCATGGTTCAAGAATACGGCGACATTAACCGAAGAGCCAAGGCAGCAGACGATCAGAAGTTTGGCCTATTGATGGCAGAGCGCTCAGATAGGGCTGGGATGAGCCGTAGAGACAGGAGAGGCAGCCCTGCAAGCCCCGATCTGCAAGAATTTACTCGGTCTAACGCGTTACCGTCTTTGTTGCAGTTCGCGTCTGGCGTTGGAGAAGGCGGCGTAGATTACTTGAAGGATACATTCTCTGGTGGCGGATATGTGACAGCCCCTGCTTACGCCTCTCAGCAGTACGAGGATATAAACAGGGCCGCAATGATGGCTCCAGAAGAAGCTAAAGCACCTCTAAGGGCAGATCAAATATACCTTGACCCTAGAATGGCTGAGGAGGCAGAGCGCCTTAGAAGGGCTGGTATGACTACTGCTGGTATATTGTCCATGTTAAGTCCAATTTAATGTTATAATCGGGAAATAATACTGGAGTACAGAATGGCATTAACAACCTACGCAGAGTTACAGTCAAGCATGGCGGATTTTTTAAACCGTCAAGACTTGGCTACTGCAATTCCTACGTTTATCTCTTTGGCAGAGGCTCAAATTTCCCGCGACATTCGTCATTGGCAGATGGAAAACCGAGCCACAGCGACATTGAACGATCAATACCTGACAAGACCAGGAGACTGGGTAGAAACTATTCGCCTGGTGATGCTTGGCAACGGTACTAGACCGCTTGAGTTTTTAAGTACAGCGGCAATGGACCAGCGCCGGGGCAATTCAGACGATGTTGCAGGAGAGCCAAGATACTACCGTCACATCGAAAACCAGTTTGAGGTATTCCCTAGCCCAAATGCAGACACGAGCGCGGAGCTGGTGTATTTCCAGAAGATTCCCGCACTGTCTGACGAAGCTACAAGCAACTGGCTTTTGTCGGCGGCCCCTGATGTTTACTTGTATGGCGCCCTAATACATTCAGCCCCGTATTTAGCTGAAGATTCTAGAATTGCTGTATGGGCTCAGTTATACAGTGCGGCAGTGTTAAGGCTTAATCAGGAATCTGACGCAGCAAAGTATTCTGGTACGGGCTTGGGCATGCGGGTTAAAGGTCTGGACACTAGCAGGTCTGCCAATTACTGGAGAGACAGATAATGAGCTTTACAGCATATTTAGAATCCAACCTTTTAAAGCATGTATTAGATAATGTTGCTTACGCATCTCCAAGCAATGTTTATGTTTCTCTGTGGAATGGAGATCCTACAAATGGAGGTTCTGAGGTCACGGGAAGCGGGTATTCTCGCCCTACTGGTTCATTTACAGTATCTGGCTCTGCGGCAACCAACAATAACAACATTGAATATGTAGCAACGGGCAACTGGGGGCTTGTGGATTACGTTGGGGTTTCCGATGCAGCTACTGGCGGCAATTTATTAATATCTACTGCTTTAACTAGCTCCAGGACAATCATTAATGCAGACATTGTAAGGTTCTCTATTGGCGATTTAGATGTTAGCTTAACGTGAAGTATAACCAGTTTTATTATAATTTTGGCGTATACGGCACTGAAGAAGAGCCATTTATATCTGCGCAGTCGGATACGGTAAGTTCTGCCAGCGGAGTGCTTGATAAGTTATTAGGTATCTTTGCGCTGTCTATTACTCAATCTATTATGAGCGCAAACCTAATCAAGCTATGGGACACCACACCCTTAAACCCAGCATCGTGGACAGATCAATCAGTGTCTCAGTCTGAGTGGACAAACGCAACTACGCCATCTACAGATTGGCACGATACAAGAACTTGAGGAAACAATAATGGCAACAACTAATTACGCATTTGTAACGCCAACTGTCGGCGCTGCCCTTAACACCTGGGGTGGTAATCTTAACGCTAATACTGAAAAGCTGGATGACCTTCTTGGCGGTGATCAGCCAATTGTTGGAATTGACATAAACAGCGGAGCAATTGATGGTACGCCCGTTGGCGCCAATACTGCATCAACAGGCGCATTTACTACCGTATCGGCTTCAGGCGGCGTTACAGGAGATCTCACGGGCAATGTGACTGGTAACGTAACTGGTAATGTGACTGGCAACGCAGACACCGCAACAGCGTGGGCTACTGCTCGCACTATCTCTTTGACGGGGACCATTACCGGCAGCACTAGCATTGATGGATCGGGTGATGTCTCGATAGCGACCTCTGGCGGCATAACCAACGATCAAATTATAAACCTTGTTTACCCGGTGGGCTGTTTATACGAAACCACTGTCGATGAAGACCCTAACACCACGTTTAGTCTCGGTACTTGGGAAAGGTATGGCGATGGTAGAGTTACTGTGGGTCAGGAGGCCGGTGACAGTGACTTTGATACTATCAATGACATTGGCGGTGCTAAGACTGTGGCATTATCTATAGCTGAAATGCCAGCTCACAGCCATACATACACGTTAGAAAATCCAAGCGGTTCCGGTAGTTCGGGCTCTGAGAATGGAGATTCAAGCTTTAGCACACCAAATACTAGCTCTGTAGGTGGTGGGGCAGCGCACAATAACCTGCAACCATACATTGTTGTTTATCGCTGGAAGAGGACTGCTTAATGTCTGACACTACTACTCCCGTATATGGCTTTGTATTGCCCGAACCAGACGGCTCAGATGGAACCTGGGGGATTAAGCTAAACTCAAACTTAACCGCCTTAGACGGCCTTTTAAGCGGCTCTACGAACCTACAGAATGCTTCCTTCACAGGTACTGCCAGCTTTGGTGGATCTACTGGAACAACAGGTCAGATTCTAAAATCCCAGGGAGCAGGGTCTAACGCTGTATGGGCTGATGAGTCAACCGCAGATGTAACCCTTGCTGGCAACAATACCTTTACTGGCAATAATACTTTTAACGCATCACTTGCTGCTCCAGGCGGGATTACTGCTGGCAGTTTCTTTTCAGTTGGAACTACTGGTATTGTTGATTTAACTAGAATAAAAGCAGGAGCTGGTAGTAGTGGCAGCCCTGCATATACATTTGGTGTAGATGAGAACACAGGAATGTGGCGAGCAGGGGCGGATCTTTTAGCTTTTTCTACTGCTGGCGCGGAAGCTTTAAGAATAATTGCGAATGGAAATGCAGGAATAGGAACTTCGAGTCCATCTTCTAAATTACAAGTAATTGGCACAATTGCAGGAACATCTACGGATTCTTATTCTCACAAGTTTAACTCAGGAACCTCTAGTTCTATAACCAATGAAATTAATGGAACTGGCGATGCTGCTGCAAAGCTATATTGGAAGAAGAATGATACCGATGTTTTAATGTCTCTCGATATGAGTGGCAC